GCTGATAAGGTCAGTTGTGAGCAGAGTGGCTTAGTATGGCATATTGTTAACCCTAAAACCGAAGAGTGGGGATATTATGAGCCTACAGGTTATAAACCGCCTTTATTAGGCAGACAATGGGTTTGGGCTGTTACAGATTGTTGGAGTCTTGTAAGAGATTGGTACAAAGAAGAGAAAAATATAGAGTTACAAGATTATGAGAGACCAATAACTCCTGAAGAATTTTACAGTAATCCAAGATTAGAAACACTTTTACCTGCACGAGGTTTTAGATTATTAAAATCTCATGAGCCTTTAATAAATGGAGATGTATTAGCAATGAGCATTTTTAATAAACAATTAAATCACGTTGCTATTTTTTTAAATGGGGAGGTTTTACATCATTTAACCGATAGACTATCTTGTAGAGAGCCTTATTCTGCTTGGCTGCAAAAATGTACAGGAGCAAAGTATCGTTATGTTGACTAAATTAAAACTTTATGGCGATTTAGGAGAGTTTATTGGTCATAAAGAATTTGATATTAATGCTAACACTCCAGCAAAGGCAGTAAGTTTTTTGATAAATAATTTTCCGCAAGCAGAAACATATATGAACAAAAAATACTATGCAGTATTAGTAAATAATGTTGAGATTGATGAAACTGAATTACATGACTTATCGGGTACACAAGAAATTAAATTTGTACCTGTAATAAGTGGTGCTGGTCGTGGTTTTGGTAAAATTTTAACTGGTGGATTGTTAATTGGAGCATCTTTCTTATTTCCAGGTGCTGGAGCTTTTGGTGGAGGGTCAGCAGTTGCAAAAGCAGCCGCAGTCGCATCTCCATTTATGGCAGGTGTTGGAACTTTTGTTAGTGCTGTGGGTGCTTCTTTAGTCCTTCAAGGTGTTAATGAAATGCTTTTTCCTTTGCCAGAACCCGATCTTGAAGGTGATCCTAGAGTCTCGTTTAGTTTTAGTGGGTTGCAAAATACTTCACGTGCTGGAACTCCCGTCCCAATTTGTTATGGTGAAATCCTGACTGGCTCAGTGGTAATCAGTGGAGACATTACAACTGACGAGGTGGAAGTATGACCGACAATATTATTAGAGGTTCTATTTTTGGACTTTTTGGTGGTGGTGGGCCAAAAAAACCAAAGATTACCCCAGATAATTTAAATTCCAGACAGCAGATAAGAGTTTTAGATCTTTTATCGGAGGGTGAGATTGAAGGTTTCGCAAGCCCATCTAAAGAGGGGCTTACACAAGGCACATCTGCATATAACAACGCCTGTCTCAAAGATGTTTTTCTAAGTAATACTCCAGTTTTAGAATCAACTGCTGATTCCTCCGACCCTAGTGACAGTGATTTTAATTTTGCTGATGTAGGCTTTGATGTAAGATTTGGTACTTCTAATCAAACAAAAGTTAAAGGTGTAAAAGCAACTGGAAGTCCCGTACCTGTAAATGTTGAAGTTCCAAGAGATTTACCTAATGGAAATGAATCGGATGGAGTTACAAGACAAATAACAGACAGTACGATAGATCAGGTAAGGGTTATATTAGATTTTCCACGACTACAAAAATTTACTAGCGAAGGAGATCAATTAGGTTCAAAAGTAAAATTAAAAATTAAAGTTCAATATAATAATGGAGGTTTTACAACAGTAAAAACAGATACTGTAAAAGGCAGAACCACAGACTTGTATCAAAGAAGTTATCTTATTAATTTAGATGGTGATTTTCCTGTTGATATAAGAGTTAAAAGAGAGACAAAAGATAGTGATGATCCTAATGAGCTTAATACATTTAGCTGGAACTCGTATATTGAATTAACAGATGATAACCTTAAATATCCTGATAGTGCATATACTTCTTTAAAACTAGATTCAAAACAATTTAGTTCAGTTCCACAGAGGACTTTTCGTATTAGAGGTATAAAAGTAAGGATTCCTTCCTCGCAAGGTGCAAGCAGTATTTCTGGCAGTTACAATCAATCAGGATTTAGGGTCACTGTAGATAGCGCAAGTCATGGTTTTGTTGCTGGAGATTCTTTTGTTTTTACACCAAATGCAGGGGCAACACCTACTGGAACATATACGGTAATAGCTAACACAGTAACTGCCGATCAATTTCAATTTGACGTAAGTGTGTCTCAGACTGTTGCTGGAAGTCCAACTTGCACTTTAGCTGCTTTTTGCAGCGTTGATAATACAACAGGTCGTATTAACTACCCAAGTAATTATGTATTTGATGGCACTATGGGTGCTGCTGTTTGGACAACTTGTCCTGCAATGATATTGCTGGATCTTATGACAAATAAAAGATATGGATTTGGAACGCATATCGCACCAGATCAATCTACAGACGCAAAACTATATGAAAACATTGATTTGTTTTCTTTTTTTAATGCAAGTAAATTTGCTAATGAATTAGTTGATGATGGAAGAGGTGGAGAGGAGGCTAGATTTAGTTGTAATGTGAGTATTCAAAGTT